TGTCGTTCCTGCATCTCCTGATAGATCTAGAGGAAGTCCAATTCGTTCTGAAAAATTAAACGAAGTTTATTCATAAAAAAAGAGGGAGCAACGAATTGCTCCCTCAGTCGTCTTGGTAAGTAAAAAGGAGTGTTACTCCTCGTTTGCTAACTTCTCAAAGAAAGATAAATCATCATCTTCTTCTGCTGTTACAGGAGCAGGAGTAGATTTCTGCACAGGTGCAGGTGCTTCTTTTGCCTTTGGCATTTCCACAGTTTTATCTTCTTCTTCGATTGATGGTGTTGCAGCACGTGGAGTAGGTTTGGCATTACCAAGTGCTCTTTCAAGTTTAGCATCTAAATCTGCATAAGACTTGAATTGTGAAGGATCTACAAAATCACTAAGTGAATGTAACCCATTATATAAAGTTTCAAGTTTCTCATCATCTCCACCAAAAGTAGCAGATGGTGAATCAAACTCTGACTTGTCATAGTTACGATATCCTTCGACTTTACGAATTTTCAATTTAAAGTCAGCACCTTCCCAAAAATCAAATGGGTTCACTGGTTGCTCATCTTCAAACTGAGGATTCATTATATCGTTTAGTTTGTCCCAAATTTTCTTGCCATATTTGTATAGAAACACCTTACCCTCATTTTCAGGATTTGCTGGATCTTTAACTACAAGAATGTTAGAGATGTAAGTTAGACGACGTTTCTGTTTACGAACAATTTCTTTGTTTGCCTCAATACCTGAGTTCCACAATTCACTGTTATGTTTACAGACTGGACATTCTTGTCCAATAGTTGTTGGGCAGTTTTCAATATACCAACCACCATTTCCTTGAAACCCATGACTGAAAGTTCTTACATATGGAAGATCTTCGTTAGGTGCTTCAGGCATGAAACGAATTACTGCATAACCATTTCCTGCTTTGTCGACTTGGGGTTGCCAGAATCGATTATCTTCTGTTGAGGCAGATTGTCCACCTTCATTTAGTTTTTTCGACTCTGAGAGTAGTTTAGAAAGAGAGTCAGTTCGTGACTTCTTTAGAGTTGCAAATGAATTTGCCATAGTTGTATGTCTCCTTGTATAGTTGTATAGTTGTTTTGTCCACGTATTTCATAATATATTCCTTGTATTATATGACATCTTGTTATAAATGTCAACACTTTTATTTAGTCTTTTTTTATGCATATTCTTTTAAAACTATGTCTCTCATTTTCTGTACATCTGCCCTTGTAAACTGCCAAAAGAAAGGACTGTATCGTTCAATCATGTATATGATATCATTAATTACAATATCATTATTCTTCTTCCATAGTGATGTATATTTGACTAATTCGTTTAATATCACAAGAGTCTCAAGTGAAACCTTTTGTCTGCTATACAAACGAAATAAGAGAGGATGTTTACCCTCAACGAATGTAAACAGTGAATCAAAATTAGATTCTTTATCATGTAAACTTTGTATTTCTTCTTTGAAATTATAAGATAATGATTCAACTCTCTTTTTCCATTTCTTGTAAATAATCTCATGCTTTGCTGTGAGTAACTGTCCAATCCAATTATTTTCTATGTAAGGATCGGACAGATTAGAAACGAGGAACATCTTGAAATCCTCTGTATTATATTTCTTAGATGCTTTCTCAAAGAAGTATCTGTCTTTTCTTGATTCATACGCATTCTTCGAAACTTTAATATTCCCATTGTATTTAAAATAATCATAAGAGGATTTATTAAAGTGTGAAGAAATTGCATTCCATATTGTATAGTAATCAAAACCAGTTGTCATAAATGATTATTTTTCTAAAGTAGGTGGATGTATTTCTTGTTCATTACTCCCATAGATAACTATAGGATCTAATTCTATTCTGTGTGATGCACATGAAGTAATTAATAATGTACATAATATAAAATTCAATATTTTCAAATTGGTAATCTCGCTGTTTTTTCTTTTAATAAATTTGATTCTTCTGCTTCATATTTTAATTTTTCTTTGATAACTTTATTACATAGTTTTGCTGCAACTTCAATTTCCATTTCATTCTTTTCGCACCACCAGACAATTGCGTCCATGTAACTAATATTTTTATCTTTTACAACTCCTTCAATGATTAATGCAAATTTTTGTGATGTCATTATGTCTAACATATATTTAATTCCTTTTTTCCCAACGATAAAAAATATGATTTCCAATCGTTATTGTTTTAGTTTTATCTTTTGCCCACTTAGGATGCACATAATCTGCATGATAGTGAGTTGCTCCATTAGTAATGTCATACATTATACTATTACTTTGTAAAAAAGTCAACACCATTTTTCGTATTTCTGCAAAAGTTTTCATATCATCAATGATATCTTTTTTACCATCACAATACCATGAGAATTGACATTTGTCTCTAACTGGAATTAGATTAGAATTTAACTGTGCCTGTAATACAACTTCCTTTACAGTATTTGGAAATCGATTATCTGCAACACGATTTAAAGTGACAAAAAGGACAGCGAACTGCCCCTCTATTTCTTGATTCCTTGCTTCAAAATATATGTTCTTTGATAACCAAGTTATATCTTCTTCAGTATATTCAGTACTGTAATTATAATGATTTCCAACTCTGAAGTCAAAGTCTGATTCAGTTAATTTCTTTTGTATTGTTGCACATATACATAAAAACAATAAAAATCCGATAAGTGGACGCATAGTTGATACCTCTCTCTGTAATAACTATATTTCTTATTATATCCCTAATAATATAAAAAGTCAACAGTTAATTTGCAAGAGGATTATCCAATGCTCTCTGCACACGTTTGTTGAGTCTATCTTCCAATGCCTTTAAATCAGCATTATTGCTAGTTCTTAATTGTTCTCTTTTTGTTTCGAATCTTAGTTCTGCATCATCAATCATTGTTCGAACATCACCAATAGTATCTCTTACTAAATCTTCAGTTCTATCAGATTGTTGTTCAATTCTTAATATATCATCTCTCAGTCCACTCTTAATGTCTCTTGTATATTCAATTGCTTCATCAAGTTTAATCATCATTTGTTTTTGTTGACTGTCTATTTGTTTAGTATCAATTTTTGAAATGACTGCTTTCATGTCTGTATAGTCTTTATAGAATTCAAACACTCCCCATGTTGCAGCACCGAGTGATGATAGTGCAGTCATCAATACAAAGATTTTACCACCTTTGAATTTCATACCTCCAAATTCAAATTCTGTTTGTTGGTCTGACATTATTCCTCTCCTTTTTTACTATTTGTTTAGTGTTAATTTTTTATTTGCTTTACGATGTCCATTCCAAGCAACAAACCCACCTATTCGTAGTGCCCAATATGCAAGATAGTTTAATAAATGAAAACCATTTTGTTCAATGTTTATATCACGAAATAATACATCGGCATCTTTTTGACTCATTGGTACTGATGTTTGTTTCTTACCTTTCTTTAATAAGACAGTGTACTTATAAACAAAATCGTGAACTAATCCACCAACCAATAATACTCCAACTGGAGATAACCATGTAGCAAGAAATTTAGGTACAGATGCACCATCAAAAACAAAACCTTTAGGTATGACATATTTCTCACCATTCAATTCAAAATTCCAATCTCTTGAAAGTTCCCATGTACGAACTCCCATTAACCACATCCAAATTGCACCCCAAAAACCTTTACTTGCAGTTTCTATTTTGATTGGTTGCATGCATGGCATTTCTTTATAATGTAAACCAACAAGTATTTCTTCTTCATCATGGTCTACGCCAAATAAATTAATAATCCAACCAATGATAATTAATACTCCAACTACTGTGAATTGCCACCAAGTTATCATTTGTTCTAAAACCCATTCCATCATATTTTCTTCTCCTATTTTATGATATATCTTATTTATTGTTATATTGCATCTCTACCATCTTTTCATGTAGAATTTGTTGTGCTAATCCATTTCTTAATCCTGCTGGATTTTGAGGAAATTCTTTAACAGGATATCCTGAAGCATCTGCATAATATCCACCTTGTATTGCTCCACCATATTTTATGAAATCGGGGACGTAATTTATTAAGGACATAAGCGTTTGTTGAACTGCCTTTTGTGCATCTAAAGTTGCTGCAGCACTCATATCATCAGCAAGAGAAGATGCCTTTTTTAAAACAATTTCTCTCATTTTATCCTTTTTTGATTTCTTTTTGTCTTTTGAACCCTTTTCTTTCGAAGCGTTATCATTCGCCCCTTCCTCAGAATTTTCAGAAGTTTCTTCTACAACTTCTTCATTTTGTGCAACTTCTTCTACAACTTCTTCGTTTTCTGCAATTTCTTCTATTTGTTCTTCATCAGTGCTTTCTTCTGAACCGACTTCTGTGCCTAATTCTTCATCTATGCTTTCTTCAATTTCGGCAATTTCAATTATTTCCGATTCTTCTGTA